TAATATATTATATGCAAGCTTAGTAATGAGAGATGGTTCAGAATTTAATAAAAATATTATTTTTGGTAATATTTTGTATACTACCAGCTGGTTAATGTTTCCTTGGGATAAATAATTAAGTGAGGGCTAGACCATTCTATTTTGAAATTAAAGATATGCTTACGCAGTTTGTTGCTGCGTTTGATGATATTGTCATTGGTAGATTTAATAGAGATAGGGTAGAGAAAGATAAAATTAATGTTAGATATGTTTATGCACCTAAACAACGGGTCTTATATGACATCGTTAACGAAAATAAAACTTTAACTTTACCAGTTGTATCAGTTAATGTAACTAATATTACTAGAGACGCAACTAGAGTTTTTAATAAATTAGACGGTTTTTATTATCAAGGTAATGTTGGTGAAGATAAAGTATCGCGACATATTAAATCTCCTGTACCTGTTAATATTAGTTTATCTGTTTCTGTTTTAACTAGATACCAAACTGATATGGACCAAATATTAAGTAATTTTGTCCCTTTCTGTAACCCTTATGTTATAATATCTTGGAAAATACCTGAAAAATTTAAACTAAGTGTTGATCAAGAAATTAGAAGTGAAGTATTGTGGGATGGGAGTGTTAATATGCAATATCCAACTGAACTAAATAAAAATCAGAAAGCAAGGGTTACTGCAGATACATCATTTACAATTAAAGGTTGGTTATTTAAAGATACTGACGACCCTTCTGGCAATATATTCTTTATTGATTCAAATTTTACCACTGAAACAAATTTAGAATATTATGATAATTATGAATCTTTATCTGCTTCTTCTGGGTCGGTAACTACAACAAATTCAATTGAAGTGTCAGGTTCACCAATTATTACAGATATTTTTTATGATGGTGTTAAATTATTTGATGATTTTATTTTACCTAGTAATGCTTCAGGAAATATTATTCTAAATGGTTACGGTTTTACTAATACTGAAACTGTATTGTTTAGTTCAACTGATAATAGTATGTATACATCACTTACATCCTTATCTGCTACTACTAGACAACCATCAATATCAGGTCAATCTATACCGTTTAATGTAATTAATGATTATACTTTAAGCTTTAATTTACCACCATCATTATCAGCAGGCTCTGGTAATGTAAGATTCATACCATATAATAAAGCAGGCTACGCATTTAGTGATGCTACATTAGTTACACAAACATATAGTGCTAATAGCACCTTTATTAAAGTAGAATAAGTATTAAATAATAATAATGGCCGACCAACAAAATAATTCAGGACAAAGTGGTTTTTTTAAAAATTTAGTTAATAAACTACCGTATCAGTCTCTAGATTTCAATAAAGTTCTTGGAGATTTAAATCCTAAGTATAATTCTTTTGAAGAAACAGGAATGAGAAGAGTTGAAGCTTTAGCTAAAAACTCAATCTTTTATAATAACGATTTTAATAATACCGGAGCAGGTCAAATTAGTGTTGATGGTAATTATAGTTCTTTAGTTTATGCTAATGTAGAAGAAAATAAAAGCGGTAGAATGAGAGATTATCGCATTATGGCAGCGTTTTCTGAAATTAGCGATGCATTAGATGAAATATGTGATGAATGTATTAATAAAGATGAATCTGGAAATATAATAAATTTAAAATTTAGAAATACTGAAATTGATGAAGAAAAACAACAAGTTATAAAAGATGAATTTGAAAAATATATTGATTATTTTGACTTTGAAAAGAAAGGTTTTGAATATTTTAGACAAATATTAATTGAAGGGGAGTTATATTTTGAACATATTATACATAAAGGTTATACAACCGATGGTATTTTAGGAGCAGTTATATTACCTTCCGATCTAATTGACCCGATATATGATAATATACAAAATATGATCATTAAAGGTTATATTTTACGTAAGCCTATATTTGATCCTAATAAACCAGAAAAGATAGAAAAATTTGATTTCATTCCTATGGATGAAAATCAAATATCTTATGTAAATTCAGGTATTTGGAATCAAGATAAAACTTTTAGATTACCATTTATTGAAAATGCTAGGAGAGCATATCGTCAGTTATCGTTAGTAGAAGATGCTATAGTAATATATAGACTTGTCCGTGCCCCAGAGCGTTTAGTCTTTAATGTTGATGTAGGTAATATGGCTCCACCTAAAGCTGAAGCATATCTAAGAAAACTAATTCAAGAGTATTGGAGTAAAAAGACATTTGATAGTAATCAATCAGGTCAAGTTCAAAAGTTTAATCCTCAATCAATGCTAGATTCGTTCTGGTTTGCTAAAAGAGCAGGTTCTGAAGGGACATCAGTTACTCAGCTAGCAGGCGGAGCTAATTTAGGTGAGTTAGCTGACTTAGTATATTTTGTTAATAAATTATACAAGGCATTAAAAGTACCTCTTAATAGATTAAATCCTGAATCAACATTTGACGATAGTCAAAATATTTTAAGAGAAGAATTAAAATTTGCTAAATTTATTATTAGAATGCAACAGCAATTTGCGAGTGGCCTTAAAAATGGATTTATAACCCACTTAAAATTAAAGGATTTATTTGATTCATACGATTTAAAGTCTCAAAATATACATTTAGAGTTTAATGTACCAACTAATTTTTATGAATTAAGGGAAAATCAAAAGTTAGAACTTAAAGCCACAAACTTTAATTCGTTAGCTTCTAATGAATTTGTTGCTGCTACTTATGCGCAAAAACGTTACCTAGGTTGGAATGATGTCGATGTTAAAGCAAACAGAGAGTTCTTGCGAAAGGATGCTGAATTACAATGGGAATTACAACAAATTGGTGGTGGAGGTCCTAATTGGAGAGATAGTATAGAAGGTTCGCCTGCAGCAGGAGATGGTGCGGCCCCGGTTGCTGGAGGTGAGGTTAGTGCAGAAACACCTCCTGATTTTGGCGGGGGACCTGCTGATGTAGGAGTTGAACCTGCAACTGACGACGCGCCAGTTGATGACGTACCAGCAGTTTAAATTAACTTTCTTTAAGAACCAAAGTTAGACGATTACCACCGTCTAGAACTTGTAATAATGTTTTAGCAGGTGATGCTGCTTGAACTTCATTAATATATAACGCTAAAAGAGCTGGGTCGTTGCCAATACTTCTGGTTGTTAAAGTTTCTGTACCACCATATGCATTAGTTACTGTGAAGTCATTCACTGTAGATAAAGATGGTACAACTGAAATATGTATATCGCCTGCTGCCATATTATTATTTAATATAACCGTTAACTAATTCATTAAATAATTGTATGTCAAAGTGTGAAATAGCTCCTATATCTGGATTTCAAAGTACTAATTTAAATTCAAAAGTAGATAATTTTAATAGGTTAGGTGATAGAATATTAAGATCATTAGGTTATCCGTTCATAAATGTAGAAATACATAGAGATCAGTTATATGAAAATATTAGTATTGCTGTTGAGTACTTTAGTAAGTTTGCAGGTTATACAAAAGAATATCTAATATTCGATAGTAATTTATATAAAAAAGATTACGGTATAAAAATAGATGACCTTTTTACGTTACAAAATAGTAGTACATTTACTGAACAAAAAGAATTAAAAACACCTAATAAAGACTTTACTAAGTCAATTAATACCAAAGAGACCGTATTTGCAGCTACTTCGGCTATACCTGGTTCATTATTCAGTTCAATTTCAAGTCTATCATCAGCTTTAGAAAATGGTATAGCATCTAATGATATATTTGCAGAAGATTTTTACAATGAAATTATAACTGAATTACCAGCAATAGGGGATTTATTCTTACCACAAGTTAAAAATAAAATAACTAGACAAGGATCTGTTGTTGATGATACAAATCAATTAGTTAATAGTTTTGATTACGATCTAATGGATTACAGAAAAGTAATTTCAGTTACTGATTTTGAAGAAGGCTCATCAACTGGCATTAATACTTTGTTTACTATTGAACAAACATTAGCTCAACAAACATATTTTAGTTATGCAATGGGTAATTATGGTTTTGATTTAATAAGTTGGTATACTTTAAAAAATTGGCTAGAAACGAGAGAAAAACTGTTAGCAACAAAACGTTCGTATGCGTTTGATGAAAGAACGCAAATTTTAAGAATGTTTCCGCAACCAAATGCAAGTAATAGTAACGTTAGATTTTACGGGGTTGTATCTTGTTATGTTGAAAGACCTATTAGAGATATATTAAAAGAACTTTGGGTTTATCAATACGCTCTTGCACTAACAAAAATGGCAGTTGCTAATATTAGAGGTAAGTATGGTAGTGTTCAATTGTTCGGTGGAGGTAGTTTAAATTCTTCTGACTTAATGACTCAAGGATTAGCAGAGAAAGAAAAATTAGAACAACAGTTAATGACTGGTTCTGCACCAGGTCAAGGAGATTCAGATCCTCCTTTATTCTTTGTTGGTTAATTATTTAGCGTTAAAAACTTCAATAAGCTTTTGAATAACTATACTAGCATCTTTAACATCTATTGCTTCTGTTGTAGTTGAAGATGTTTTAATAGCAACCTCTTCTTCAGTTTCATAGTCACCATAAACATCCTCATCATCACTAAAGGATAAATCTATTTCTTCTGACTTATCATCATCTATAATTTGAGTTATAGGTTGTGTGCAACCGATATCAGTCAATATCACACTTAATAATTGATTAGTATAACTTTCTTCTTTTGCTCTACCTACGAAATCAATTATTTCTGATTGAGTAAATTTACCTTTAAGATCACTTATAGGATTTTTAAAACTGCCATATGATAATAGAGGTAGATATTTTACCGTTATATCAGCTGAGTCTTTTATTAAGTAGTATGCACCTTTTTTATTGATAGTAACACCTGTATCAGGTTTATCAAATGCTATTTTGGCTGGTCGCATTAAATTTCTTTGTCTTATTTCACTATTTTTAATGATTTTCTCTTCAAATGTCATAACTATATTTATTAAAAAGAATAAAAAATTTAGACAAGGCATTTTTAAACCTATTAATTCTAAAAAATATATTGGTAAAGGTAACCCTACCTATCGCTCCGGTTGGGAGTTAAAATTTTTTAGATGGGCTGATTTAAATGAAAATATATTAGCCTGGGGTAGCGAGAATATTATTATACCTTATTTAAATCCTTTAGATGGTAAAGTTCATAGATATTTTGTTGATAATTATATTGTTTTTAAAGATAAAAATGGTAATACAAATAAGTTTTTAATTGAAATAAAACCGAGTAAACAAACTCAGCGACCAATTAAAACTAAATATAAAAAACAAAAAACTATTTTATATGAACAAAAAATGTATGTGACAAATACAGCAAAATGGAAAGCAGCTAATGAGTGGTCTAAGAAAAAAGGTTATAAGTTTTTAATAATTACTGAAAAAGAATTGAATATAAAGTAAATAAACTGTGTTTCCCTTTAAAACCAATTAATATTGTATAAATAATTATACATGAGTTTAAATCTTATAGTTGAAACCCCGGCTCCTAAGGAGGAATTCGAATATATCGTTGAAGAAGGTAATTCGAAAGATAAACAAAACTTCTTTATTAAAGGACCATATATGATGGCTGAAGGGGTTAATCGCAACAAACGCATTTACCCATTAGAAGAAATGGTACGTGAAACAAAACGTTATCAACAAGATATGGTTAGTTCAGGTAGAGCAATGGGTGAGTTAAATCACCCCACTACAGCCGATGTAGATCTTGAAAGAGCATGTCATTTAGTTACTGAGTTATCGCAAGAAGGTAATGTATTTTATGGTAAGAGTAAAGTATTATCTACACCAACTGGTTTAATTGTAAGAAGTCTTATTAATGATGGTGTTAGAGTTGGTATGAGTTCAAGAGCTCTAGGTCAACTTATACCTGAATCAGGTTCAGATGGTATTAATAGAGTTAAAGATTTTAAATTAGTAGCTATTGATTGCGTGGCTGACCCATCATTTCTAAAAGCTTTTGTAAATGGTATCTTGGAAAGTAAGCAATATGTAGTAAATAAATATGGACAGTTTGAAGAAACATATGATAATTTTGAAAATAATATTTCTACCATGCCTTTAAAAAACAGAGATCAATTTTTAAAAGATAATATCATCAAATTCCTAAGAAGCCTTTAATAATATGAAAGAAGTTAAAACAAATTTAAAAAAATTTATTAGTAATGTAATGAATCGTAACTATAAAAAAGCAAGTTCAGATTTATCTAACGTTATTAATAAGAAAATGGAACAAAAGATATTAAATAATAATATAAATATATTCTAATTATGGACATTAAACAAATTTTATCAGAAGCTACTAACGGTGCACTTAATGACGAAGTGTTATCAGAAATCGAAAATGTCTTTGAACAAAAGATTAACGATAAGGTTGGAATTCACGTTGAACAAGCTCTTAATGAGCAAGATGAATTATATACTGAAAAGTTAACCGAACTTGTACAAAAGATTGACGAAGACCATTCATCTAAACTTAAGAGCGTAGTACAAGCGATTGATACTGATAGAGCTAATAAGTTAAAGATAGTTATTGAAAAGTATGAAAGTGCTTTAAATGGAGATGCAGAAGGTTTTCAAGGGAATCTAATCGAAAGCATTTCTGATTACTTAGATGTATATTTAGAAGAAAAAATTCCAGTTGAAAGTGTTCAAGAAGCAGTTAAGAATACAAAAGCTAAGAAAATTTTAGAGGGTCTAAGAAGCCATCTAGCAGTTGATAGTGCACTTGAAAAAGATAGCATTAAAGAAGCCGTCATGGACGGACACAATCAAATTAATGAAGCTTCCAAGAAGCTTGAGTCTGTTGCAGAAGAGAATGCAGTTTTAAAAGAAGAATTAAATACAGTGAAAGCTGGTTTAGTTCTAGAAAATAAAGCAGCTGGTCTTGATAAAAGAGCAAAGAAGTTTATAACTAAGGTTATGCAAGGTAAGAACGCAGAGTTCATTGCAGAAAATTTTGATTATACTTTAAAGCTCTTTAAGAAGAAGGAAGGCAATAGGCTCGAGTCTTTGAAAGAAGAAGCTTTAAGTACCAGAGATGATGTCGATAGAGTCATTTACGAAAACACTGAACAAGAGATTGTTAGTGAAAGCGTAAATGCTCCTTATATGGACGAATTATCGAAGTACTAGAATTTCCTAATTGTTTAGGTATTCCTGAGTTTCCTGGTTTTAAAAAACCTTGGGGTCGATTATAAAGGAAAAAATATTATGAATTCAATAAGACCTACACAGGCTTATATCGATGAGAATCGTGCTGCACAACTTCTTGAGAAGTGGGCTCCAGTATTGGACTACACTTCTAAAAGTGTTGCAGCGATTGAAGACAGTCACACTCGTTTAAATACTGCTATGCTACTTGAAAATCAAGAAGCATGGTGCTTGAATGAAGCTGGTCCTAACTACGCACCAACAAATGCAAATACTGCAGGTAATGGTGGTGCTCTTGGTAATGCTGCATCTATCGGTGCAGCCCAAAACGTATCTGGTACTCCAGGTACAGACAGTTATGCAACTAATGACTTCCGTCTACCAAAGATTCTTATCCCAATGATTCGTCGTACTTTTCCCGAGTTAATTACAAATGAAATCGTTGGTGTTCAACCAATGGCTGGTCCAGTTGGACTTGCATTTGCTCTTCGTTATCGC